GGTGCTTCCTGCTGAAATTCTAACTCTTCTTTATCATAATCAATCGGACTAAACGATGGTGTTGCGGCATCACAATAAGTCTTTACTCCCTTTGGATCATCCTCAGAAAGTATTCCACTCTTCTCTCTATCAGAATTCTGTTCGTGTGCCTTAACACAACCAGGCATATCAACAACAGGAACACCAATATCTACCGTCACAGGTGGAGTTCTTGGAATACTATACCTAGGTTCTGGTACAACTGATGTTGATATGTCTGGAATATCTAATTCCCTAATACGAATTTGTCCTGTATTGATCTCTGGTATCTCCATCAATCATCCTTGAATAAATTTACAAATGCGGACCAGGCGGAATGAAATGCTACGTACAACGCAAAAGTCTCTGTACCATCATCTCTTCTTGAGTTTCTTCTTCTAGATGCAGTCATAATGTTCCTCAGAATACATTCATACTATTTACCAATTCTCACCAAATTCTCATCAACAATCGTTAAGGATTGATGACACTTCAGAACCAAGTGAAGAACCTGCTCTTTGACCTAAAAGACTTGCCCATCCAACTGCTAACCATCCAATATAAGGAATACCCGTAAGCATTGGTGCAGCACTAGCGGCGATACTTGTCCCCACCATTGCACCTTGTGCTTGAGCTCCACCTTCCGCCTTGATGCACTCTACGTCTTTTGCACTCAACTTTCCCTCTTCATCGGCACCTCCACCGATGTTTCTAGTTCCGTTGATAGTATATTCATCACGTCTCCATTCTGTTCGCTTCTCAGTTCCTCCACCAAAGAGTCCTTTCTTTTCTTTATCAAGGTCAAGAGACCTCTCAGATGTTAGAACTCTAGGGTCATTTGCTTTATATTTGATACTATAACCATCACTATTCACATCGACATCATAAGAAGAATATTCACCAGTGGGAAGATTAATTGATGGATATTGTGGGCGATCGGCATACTTTTTATTCATATCTAAAAGATGCCCCAACACACCAATGTGTGCTACAGCAATCACACCACCAACACTTAATACTACCCACTTAAACGGTGAATTGTTCATACCATTGTTCCGTGTGCTCTACGAATCTCACGAAGTTCTTCAAAGTTCTTTTGCTTGGTGCCACCATCATATGACCAAGCATATCCTTCGGTGATCATTTGTTCATTGAGCGACAGGTCTCCGTCCCCAATGTATAACCACCCAAGAAGACGACCGTACTTCCCAACACCGCCAACAAGTTCAGTACGGATAACAAGATCATCGTCACCAGCCACAGCACCTTCCAGTTTCTCTTTGAGCCAGTTGGTTGCGTCGTATCCAAGTGCCTTTTCCTCTAAGTCTCTTGTACGTTTTTCTGGAGTATCTACACCAGCAACTCTAACTCTTTCTTTTTTGTATAGATCAAAACCAAGGTCAATTGTTACATCAATCGTGTCCCCGTCCAGGACTCTGTTGATCTCCACCACTCGGAAGTTGTAACAACTCTTCCGATTCGGTGGTGTCATTGCTCCCATCAGAATCTCCGTCTATGCCTAATATATAGACGATGATATATGCAACTCCTATAAGGAGTATAATTATAGAGATAATTACACTCCAAACAGGATCATTTACATTATCATGTGCTCGTAATAATAAGTTCATAAGTAGTGTTCATCATCTTCATCAGGTTCATATAATGGACATGGTTCTTCAAATAAGTGTGCCATTCTAAGTTGATAGATACGTTCTCTCAATGACTTGTAGAACTCTCTCTTTTCGTCCTCTTGCATTTATTCTACATGCACAGTTCCAATCATACCAGCACCCTTATGAGGGGCACACCAATAAGTGTAGTCACCTGCCTCAGAAAATGCAACATCAAATTCTTCACCAGGCATCATTGCAAGTGCTTCGTGTGAAAGTTCTGGATGATCTTCGACAACAACATTATGTGGAGGAAGCATGTTGTTTACAAAATGAACTGATTCTCCTGCGGAAATAGTAACCTCTGCTGGATCAAATACTAAGTTACCACCTGAACCCATTTGCACATCTACTGCCCAGGCAGGGGCACAAAAAAATAGTGTAGCGATAAGACCAAAGAAAAACTTCATGGATCTCCTGTAACTACACTATCTAGCTGGGTAATTTATTGTATCTAGGGTTTGTTATAACTTCCTGACTTATTATTTCACCAAATTCGTTAACACATTTACACCATCGTTTTCTCACTTCTGATGCTCTGGGATCCTTTGCTTGAAACAAAGTATACCATTCTCTCCATATGTCTGCACATTCGTCAGACTTCTTTTGCAGATGTGATTCTAGATACACTCATCATTACTCTTTCTTGGTTTCTTCTTTTTTGTTCTCTTCGTCTTTCTTCTTTGCGGGAACAACCCCGAAAGTAGCTAACGTTCCCGTAAAAACGGAGGCAATAAAAGTTGGATCGATATTTTTCTGAGGTATACCAGGGACAGTTACATAATTAAGAGTCAGTATTGCTGCTGACCAACCCAATATAATAACTCTCACAAGGGTAGATACCCCTTCATCAGCCCATTCAAACTTATTCTGTTTGGCATCCTCTTTCTTGGCAGGTTGCATACGAAAGAAGCGTGGCATTGTTATTTATTTGATGTAACCATTCTCGACAAGATACTTTCTTGTCAGTGGAGTGGGTTCATACTCTATCCACATCCTACCAGAAGCACAAGCATTCAAAGCATCAGCAGTCATGCCTTCAGTCTTGCCCGCCCAGGTTGCTTCTGCTTCCCAGGGTACAGCAGACTTAGGATAAGTGCGTTCTACCATCTCTCGCCAGAACGTAGGCACACTATCCTCAGGCATAATAATAGCAATCAAACTATTATCAATTGTCCCTGCCATACAATCTTGTGCAGCGTGCCATCCTTCATGACGCATCACGCTCATCAATACACCAGGACGATGCATGAATGCTTTGTTAAGGAAGAAATTATTTCCTACAGTATGATATACACCACGATGTCCTACAGGGAAATACTTCTCATCTGCTAGAAACACTTTAACTCCGATCCTCTTAAGGGAAACAAGCATGATGTTGAACTCAGTAGCAATGGGAGTAAAACTAGAAGTATTGGGATACTGACTAGAAATATCCAAAAGATTATTGATCTCTGCGACTCCATCGGTGCATTCCCGAAGTAACATACACCCCATAGAATCATTGGTATAGTAACCCTTGGTGATCTTAGAGTCATCAGCCAGTGCTGGGACAGACAGTGATGCTGCTGCCAGCAAACTCATTATAACTTTTTTCATCAGAAAGGCAGTCCAGTAGCAGGAGGAATAGCGCCACCAGTAGCAGAAGGAATTTCAGGTACTTCTGGCATCTCAGGCATCATTTCTTCTACAATCTTTGGTAGTGCCTCAGCAACTTCTTTAATTACTTTCTCTCTTGCCTCTTCGATCATGACATCTGCATTCTTATAGAGATACCATGCACCAGCAAGACTAGCACCTGATACTAAGAACGAGAACAATGCCATCAGATTAAAAATCTTTTGCATAATACGCCTCATAGTATTTTGTGATTCCATTGCAACTTACATTGCCCTGAGAGACCCAGTCGTGAGCACACTCATAAATGGATTGACAAGTATATTTAGATTTCCTAGACTTGTCTAATTCACCTCCATATTTTGAAAGCAAGATGGTCAATGCCTGTTGTCTTGTTTTCATCTTTTGGTCACTATAACGCCAATCATCGCTCATGAAAGTTCTCCGAACCACCTTGGAAGTTTTCTGATCCACCAATCGGATTCAACTGCAATGTTGTCTTACCCGACATGGTAGACACAGCATACATCAATTCATGGATAGTGTCAAACTTTCCTTCACAACCTGGCGCGGTATATGACAGACATTTCTTTTCCATCTCTTCCTTATACATTTGCTTCTGCATAAGTGAGAGTTGCTTCTCACTATAGTGTGCTGGTCCAAACCAGGGATCATCTTTGAGAAACTTGGGTGCTGGATAAGTCATGAAAGTACCATCTGTTTTGTGTAGGTGTAAGCATAGGTATCGCGTGGTCCGCGAATGCCCCAACCTAACCAATAATAAGCGGGAACCATGTATTGTGCAACTGTCTGCCCACTTCCTTCAAAATCAGGAAGAACTTTTTGAAAGATATCTTCGTTGATCATATAACGAGTCTGACATTCAAGGGTGCTAGGATCACATCCAAACTTGTTAGCAAAGTAACCTAACCCCAGATAACGACCCGTAGTGGTCCACTGAATAAGTCCGTACCCACCCCGATGGCAATCACTGTAAGGAACTCTAGCACCTCCCTCACATACATTGGCAACAAACTTACTTTCCTGTTTAATGTTGCCCATGATCGTTGCAAGGGCATTCCTATCTGTGATTTTTGTACCACTTTGTAACTCTTTGAGAACGTATTGTTCTTCCGGTGTGCAGTCAGGGCAGGTCCATGTCTTTGGAGGTTCAACTGCTATCTCAACTACAGGGGAAGGTGGTGTTGGTTCTGACTCTACTACATCTGGTTTATTATTCAACCAGTTGATTCCAGACGCTACAGGAATCGATGCAAGCAAACCAATACTAATCGTGTTTAGAATCATATTCCTCATAAAGGTAGCCCAGATACTAACATACAAAAAGGAGACTGTCAAGCCTCCTTTATATATGTTTAATTGGGATTGTAAACGGGTTGCATCATCCCGCCACCAAAGTCATCATCATCATCAACATTACTCTCAGTGAGCACTGCCATCAAAACGAATGCTCCCATCAGCGTCATTGATAAGACTAACATCACCAAATACCAGGGATGATTTGTCCACTGACTGCATAACTACCCATTGCTGCAATGACACCGATCATTGCTGCCCAACCGTTGATGCGTTCTGCTCTTTCGTTCATGTCTGTTCTCCTAAAGTAAGATAAAATTTTGTTTGGTCGCCTGGTGTATTCTCATAGATTGAGGAATCACCATATGTTTTGTGGTCTTTGTATCCAACCATTCTACCCTTCGTGTTCTGAAGGGCAGGCATGAATACAATATAAAAGAATACGCCCGGTGCTCCGATGAATACAACGGAGACAATCACATAATAAGTAAGTAGTTCAATCATCAGAACCCGAAAGCTCCAAAGAAAAATACACTACCACTAAAAGCATAAGAGACGACAGCAGCAACAAATCCAAGCATAGCAGTGCGTCCATTTAACTTCTCTGCTCTCTCGGCATATGTCTCATAGCCATAACGTTCTGCTTCGGTCTTATCAATGTACATCTGAGGTTCCTTGGCAAACAGATTCTGTTGCCCAAGTTCGTTCGTTGTTACAGTCATTTACCTATTGTTATGAAACTTTACATATTATATAGTAAAAAAAGGACCCCGTCAAGAGGTCCTATGTCTCATTTGATACTGTCTACAGCAGCAAGTGCCTTCTGTCGTAGGTTTTCTGGTAGCGGTACATACCCAAGTGCATCAGACTTTGCTTGGGATTCCTCACTCAGCATGTAGCGAAGCGTCTCCTTCACACCTTCTTTGGACTCAGGGTACGCCAGAATCCAGGTCAGAGAAACGATAGGATAGGCATTATCACCAGCAGGGTTAGCATCAGCACCACGCAGTTGGTCATCCAGAACAATCTGACTCAGACCAGCAGCAGAAGTCTCAGCACTTGCCTTGACAAACTTACCTGCCTTGTTCTGAATAGAAACCTGTTGGAATCCATCATTTTTCACATAACCATAATTCAGATAACCAATAGCACCAGGTTGATTCTTAATCGTGGCAGCAACACCAGAGTTACCTTTACCACCAACACCAACAGGCCACTTCACTGATTTACCTGTGCCCACAGTCTTCTTCCACTCTGGAGAGAATGCAGACAGGGAATTAGTGAAACCTTTGGTAGTACCAGAACCATCAGCACGATGGACAGTCAGAATACGTTTTGGATCACAACCGAAGTATGACCAGTCATCAATCTTACCAAGGAATACATCAGCAAGTTCAGTCTGAGTCATTTCAGCATCACAACCAGGATAGTTGTAAGCAGGAACGATAGCACCACCAGTCATAGGAACATGAATCATGGGAATCTTCTGCTTCTTATCACTTACAGCACCATCACTAGCACCAAAGTCAATAGTTTCACGAATGAACTGACGGACACCAGAACCACTACCAACTGCTTGATAGTTTACTTGATTACCAGTCTCCTTGGCAAAGTCTTGTAACCAAGAATTATAAAGAGGAGCAGGGAACGTAGCACCTGCTGCATTCAGTTTGAATGTACCTTTCTTTTCCTCAGCACCACAAGCAATAAGAGCGGGTGCAGTCAATGTAGCAACGAAAAATGCTTTGAGTTTCATCTGTTTGTTAGATAAACCTTGGTATATAGGGATACTTAATTTATTTTTAACCACAAAAAAAGACCCCCGTTAGGAGGTCCTGATTTAGTTATGATAGGGTTATCAGAAGCTGTACTTGACGCCCAGCTTACCACCCAGACCGAAGTCATCATCGTCGTCAGCAGTCAGGAAGGAGACCTCACCATAGACGCCCAGACCGTCAGCAACTTCGACGCCAACGCCTGCCTTACCAGAGAATTGAGTCTCGGTGTCTTCGCCGTCAACAGCGACGACTGCAGGACCTGCTTGGACGTAGTAGGAAGCAGACTCACCAATAGGACCTTCGTAGCCTACATGGATGTCTGTCGTTGCAGCGGTGTAGTCATCGCCAACCCAACCTGCATTGGTCTCGACGTTAACGTAGGGACCAGCAACAGCAGCGCCAGCGGACAGGGAAAGTGCAGCACCAGCTGCGAATACAGATTTGATCATTTTAGATACCTCTTAGTTTACTTGCGGAATGGTTACCCGCAGATGATAAGTCTCTCGACAAGAGACTGTGTATGACAAAGACTAGTGCAAGTAGTTGGGGCATTCGTCTTATCGTAACTGGCACAGTGCCAATTGCTTCATTATTTAGTATACCTACCCTTTAGGGGTTTCCGCCTCATAAGTGGGTGGCGGTGGGGGTACTTGGGAGGGTTCGGTGACCCTGCCCAGATAAGGATCATAGTTCATCCAGTCACGAATGTCAACCTGAGCACCCATGTTTGACCAGTAATTTGACTGGACCTCATAGTTCTTCTTGTGAAATACATCCACATGCTCAGGATGAATACTAGAACCTAACTCAGTTCTATACAATAGCAGGGGAATGGCATAGGAAACACCAGCGTTGTAGATGAGATCATCAGCAACTGGTCGTGGTTTGACACCGTTGTCCAGTTTGTACTTATCACCCCTGCAATGAAGTCTTACCAACTTCTCTGCATAGTGCCTGTTGATTACATAACAGGCAGTGGAGAAATCATTCACGAACCTACGATGTAGTTTGACGTGAATGTCTCCGGTACAAATGATTGAAATCTGTACCAAGTCCCAATCATAAGGGAAGTTGCCGTAAAAGTCAAGCCATGAAAAGTTCCAGAACTTCACATTATCGAGACTGCAATCATCCTCCATGATTATAGCATAAGGACTATCAGAAGTCTCAAGGTAATACTTGAGTGCCTTCAGATGGGAAGTGGTGCAACCAATCTCCCCTCCACTCATCATATCAGGATATCGACCCTTGATGATCTCGCTTAGGTCAGAATCCCGACCGTCATAAGCAGAGATGCGTTCGTAGTTTTCGATCTCCCAATACTTGAACTGGTCCTCCATATACTGACGCCTCTCAGGTTGCCCATCAAGGTTCAAGTAATAGATAGGACCAATGCCTCTAAGTTTGAATGTTGACTTGTTCTTATCCATTACAAATCTCCCAGTGTTTACAGTATAAGTCTTTGATGTTTAGGTGTGCGTTGTTAGGTCCGAACCAAGTTGATGGAGCAATGACTCTACCTTTGTTTGCTAACCAAGCACCCCACCAGGAGAATGTAGAGTTAGCAATGATAAAGTCACTACACTGAGTCATCAAGTATAGATCATGGTGTGACCTACCTGTTTCAGACAGGAGGAATCTATCTGGTTTGAATAGTTCTTGACTAGCAACCCAGAACGGATCATCACTGAATACAGCAACCTCTCTGTCCGAATCAAACTTACTCAGTGCTTCTTCATAATAATCTAAACCAAGATTATGATGATTACCAGAGTTGATTAGAAAATCTCCTCTACGAATATGAAGTGCAATAGGTTTTTCATCTAGCACCTCATCAACAATTGGTTTACACTCATCTCTGATAGATTTATTGAAGGTGAAGTCCTCTCTGATCTCATCAGCAATGTGATCAAAGTATCTATCAGTCTGAAAATAACCAACAAGACTTACACTGTCTGGACAGTTATTGAATAGGTTCTCATCAAATTCAAACCCAGACTCCTGCACTACCTGAGATTGTCTTGCGTTGAATGTAGGTACATCTAGATCAAAACACTCAAATAGTTCAATACGAAGTCTGTTTCCAATACCATCATCAAAGACTTCACTATGGTTTGGGATACCATAGTCATAACCCTTATGATTTGCAATGCCCTTTAGAGCAGCATACTGAAACATCTGGTTGCCCAGTTGTCCCATCTTACCAAGGTAGTCAAGTGTAATCATCGGGTGAAGTATCGGTTGCTGTATTTTTTCCGTAGAATAGTCAGACCATTATTCCAAGGAAGTGTAGACCATTCCCAGAACTGTGGATTGAGTTCTGCCACAGCACGATATGGTCCTCCATTATCCCACTGTGCTCCTGCATTTGCAAGGTCACAATGATAGAAAGGTTCAGTGTTTCCATACATCAAATCATGTAGAAGAATCACACTACCAGGTCCAACGTATCTATCAAGATAATCAAGTTCTTGTTTTACATGCTCATAAGAATGCCAGTCGTCTACAAAGACAACATCCATTTTCTTATCAGCAGGCCACTTGCTCAAGAATTCTAACGCATCTTGCTTATGAAAGTGATGGTTATGTGCCAGTGGTGGAGTGTACACAGGGTCTTGAATATCAACAGACCATAGTTCACCGCAGTTCAATGTAGCAGCATCAAGGAGTGGTTTAGTTGTATTACCTTCTCTTACACCAAGTTCAACATAGGTCTTGCCCTTTGATGCAAGAGCAATAGCAAAAAGTGTAATCAAGTGACGGTCAGAATCTTTCTGACCTGTCATACATGTAGAAATAATATCGTCAATCATTCACATACTCCTTTTTCATTTCATTGAATACTTCTCTAATTCCTACATCAGGAGTAGTAGTTGGAACCCACCACTTAGTAATGTAAGTATCTGCTTGGTTCTTCTTATCCATCTGTACAGTATCCTTACCTTCACCAGGCAGAATCTCTACATCATACATTCCATGAATATGGAACTGCCCCTGAATGATAGCAGCAATGTCTTTGATTGTATTTGAATGGAAGGATGTGATGTGCAATGGATCATCAACACTGAAGTCATCATAGCATTCCATGACGGTCTCTAGTGCCTCACAGCAGTCCTCTGCATACAAGAATTGACGTTCTTCTGTGCCATCAGTCAACATAGTGACTTTGGTCTCTTCAAACCCCTTACGGATAAGGTCAGTAATAACGTGTGACTTCTCTGGATCTTTCTCTACACCATATACATTCCAGAACTTGACGATACGTCCGTTCAATGCTTTGGTATACAGTTCACCCATCCTTTTAGTAACACCATAGGGAGAGTAACTCATATTACTCATCTGAGATGAAGCAAAGATGAATTTCTTATTGAAATCTTTCAGCACCTGAAAGACTTGTGCCATCATCTTTGTATTCTCTGCGATGAAATCATACGTATGCTGATACTTCTTCAGATACCTAGACCCACCAACAGCAAATGCAAGAAAGAATACAAAGTCACAATCAATAATCTTCTCTGTAAGATAAGCATTGTTAGGCATAGTAAGGTCATGCCAATGAGGGTCAATCACCTTATCAATAGCATGAACAGTATGACCTTTCTTCTCCAGATATTCTGTTAGATAAGCACCAATCTGTCCTGCTGCACCAAGAACTGCAATTTTCATTTATACTTTTTCAAATAGGGTTGTCTAGAATAATATTCTTTCAGTTGATCTTTGTTCATCTTACTAAGTACATCCCACAATGCCATATTGGATTGCATATGAGGATTACTAAACCAAGAGTTTTCACCCCTAGCATGTTCCAGATGGTAGATGTCGCTGTTGATCCTACCTACACTATAACCTAAGGTATTGTATCTGTAAAATCTTTCTTTATCTTCTGGGGCATATGCTTTGAAGTTTTCATTCTCCATGCCTCCCTCTATGTATACATCACGTCGGAAGAACTGTACCCAACCAAAGTCAGAATCATGTCTCTTTGACTTATCAATCAGATGCTGATAGTCATACGTTTCTAGAAACTTAGATACAGTATCATCATCAGCAAATACTCTGTACTGATACTGCCCTTGACCATATGGATAGACAACATCTGCCTGTCGATTCATAATCATATCATACGCTTCTTTGTATGATTCGATAGGTAAGATAGCATCACAGTCATAGTTGACTACAATCTCAGTCTTTGAATCATAAATCATTTCATTCAGAACTTTCTGCCTATGAAACAGAGGTTCATGACTCAATTCAAATATCACATTTACATCAAGAGGAACACTCAAGATGTCCTTGAGAATAGGAACAGCATCCCTTGTCCAAACATTCTGACTATCAACTTCTTTGATGATGATGTTAGTCTTGAAGTTCTCTAAAAGGAATGCTGTCGTTGTGATTACATTACGAAGTCTATCAGGTGATTCAATTCTAATAGGAATGATGAAAGTTGCTTCACTCAGGTCAATCATGGTTGCTTCTTAATCCAATCTAAGATATTTACTTTAGGTTTCCAGGTCAGTTCTGCTTTTGCCTTACCAATATCAGCAAGGGTTTCTCTCATCTCACCAGGTCTACCAGAGAGATGAATCTGTTCTTCAGAAATAGAATCAGCAATCTCTTGAATGCTCCAGTTCTGACCATAACCAATGTTGTATACTTCACCCCAGTTATCAAGCTCTTCAAAACTAATAACAGCATTCGCATTGACTACATCAGATACATGAATGAAGTCACGGCGTTGCTTACCATCACCAAAGATAGTCAAGGCATCACCCTCTGCTCTCATCTTCAAGAACTTACTCACAGCAGGAGCATATGTTCCTACGTGACGGGCACGTTCACCATATACATTGGTATATCTAAATGCTACTGTCTTCATACCATACAACCCATGATATGCCTTGACTAGTTGTTCACCAGACAATTTACCAATAGCATATGCGTTGAGAGGATCCTCACGCATTGTTTCATTATTGGGAATAGGATTGTTATTACCATAGCAGGCAGACGTAGAAGAGTAGATAAACTTCTCTACACCATGATGTCTAGCAGCTTCTAATACATTAGCAGTACCCATCACCTGCGTAGACATAGTAGTCAGTGGATCATCAATCGATGCCTGAACACTTGCCTTTGCAGCAAGATGATACACATTGTTTACTCCAGCAAAACAAGGAGCAATAGCATCATAGTCGCGAATATCAAAATAATAATTAGTCGCACCATCATTCCAATAGTATTCATCATGACCATCGGAACTTTCGTTATCAATAACAACAACTTGATGACCAAGTGAAAGAAGTTTATCAACAATATGACTGCCGATGAATCCAGCGCCACCAGTAACTAACGATTTCATAGTCTCTTAAAAATCCTCTCTCTAAATTCTTGCGGAACATTTGGCGGTTCAGGTACAATAACCTGTGGTTTACATCCACCTAACCACCAGGCAACCTCTGTAAATGTAGAAGCATACGTCCCTACAATAGTAGCACACTTAGATAAAATCAACAAGTCACAGAGTGCATCTGCATTTGTTTGAAAAGAATCTGTATGCCCTGACTCTGCCCGATGTGGATGATTGTATCTCTCTTGTGTATGAATAATGATCCTGTCGCCATATCTATCTTGAAACTGCTTCAGGACATCTTCATTATCACCACATAAGAAAATCTTCTTATCACTATCTAGTTGGTCGATAGCATCTTCAAATAGTTTATTGTTGTGCCATAGATTTCTAGAGCAATACCATGACCTAATATGCAATCCAATTACATTACTCAAGTCATTCTCTCTATCAAAATCCTTGACATATCCAAGTATCTCTGGATTGATTTTCAATCTCTTGATAGCATTAAGATACTTTTCTTTGAAATATTCTGGTGTCTCATCATAGAGCAAGTCAATATGAGCATATTCTTTTAGATACTGCTGCTCATCTTCCTCAATATGAAACCTCCAGTTGTCGTAACTTGGAAGTGTTTTCTTCTCTTCAGCAGTAGCAACTTCAACAGAAGAGAATAAAAATGCATCGGGTTCTTTGAGTGTTCTGACTTCATCGTAACGTGTTAGACAAGACAGGTATGTCTTCATCCTATTTGCCAATCCAGGGTTTGCTAAATTGATTGCGACAGTCATGACTTGATAACCTCCCATTCTTCGGGTAAAAGATCTTGTGTACTGATATGTGCTAAACCAGGACCGTACCAAGTATCAGGAGCAATCACTCTCTTCTCATTCTTATTCAGATATGCTCCCCACCAGGCAAAGGTGCTGTTAGAGATAATGTAATCTGTACATTTTGAAATGAGACACAAGTCGAAGTGAGACTTATCAACCGTTGTAGCAATATCATTGAAGATAAAGTTATCACCTTGAAATACTTTCTGCTTCTTGCAGAGTTCTAGATTGTTTGAACAGATAATGTAAGGTCTATCTGACCCTAGCATTTGGATACCACGTTCAAAATATTCCCAGGGTAGATTGCGGTGATTATTACTACTACCGGGATAATCGAAGTGGTCGTTGTATTCTCTTACAATAATTGCTACTGGTTTTTCTTTTAGAACGTCACCATATCGTTCCTCAACTTCCTCAAGTATCTCTTTCTTGAATCGGAAGTCCCACTTTAGAAGTCTCTGTGCGTGGTCAAAGTATTTATAACTCTGAAAATATCCATTCAAATGAATATGATTAGGACATTCATTATAAAGTTCTTCACAGAATTCATGAGAATCATGAAGTTCTACTTCACTACCTTCAATATATCCATACCTGTTACCACAGTGCAGCATCTCAAAACACTTACTGAGTTCCTGATGTTCAGGAATGCGGAAGTCAAACCCACGATTCTTAGCAATACCTACAAGAGCAGCATACTGAAATAGTTGATTACCAATCCTTCCATTCCTACCCAAGTTATTCATTCCAATAGTCATAATTCAATCTCCTTATTTTGTTCCGCAAGAACTGTATCTGTAATATCTCCCACATCTAGTGAGTAGAAGGTGTGCCAACCTCTAGCATTAGCAGCATACCAGTTGTTCAATGCCCCACGGGTCATCTTGATCTTCTCCCAGAATTCTCTGGATTGGATCTGGTAGTGGTTATTTAGAATCTCTGGATCATCGGGTCTTCCTACAAATGATAGATTGATTGTCTTT